CCGGCTACAAGCTGGCGCCGATCGAGCCCGATGCGGATGATTGGAACGGCATCGGCGCCGAGGCATCGATGCTGACCTTCGAGATTTGCGACGCGCAGCGCGACGGGCGGATCGATCATCTGGAGGCAGGGCGGCTGAGGGCGCGGACGGCGTCGTTGCTCGCCAAGGCAGCGAGCGTGCTCTGATGCAGCGCCAGGGGGGCAATCAGGGGGGAGACAGCGCCAGCGACGGACGGCCAGCGCCGGGGCGCGAAGATGCTCCGTCCGAGCTGATCGAATGGGCGCGCGGTGCCGCGCCAGGGGACGAGCTGGTCTATGCCGAGGGCGTGATCAGCGTGCGCGGCTCGGTTGCGGGGGTCCGCGCGGGCGCGCTGCAGGCGGCTGGGCTGGTCCATCTGTTCCAGACGGGGCGGCCGGGATGCCGCAACTATCATGCGCGGCGCACCTCGAAACCGTTCGCTGAGGCGCGGCGGCTCGCCCCGCTCGCGCGTGCGGCGCAGCGGCGGGCGGAGCAGGAGACGGCGGGCGTACTGGGTGTGCTCAAGCGCGCAGCGCAGCGCGGCGAGACCTGCCCGAGCAACGGGACGATCGCGCGGATCGCGGGGCTGACCGACAAGGCCGTCGCTTCCTACCGCATCCGCTGCCTGCAGAGCGCGGGGTTGATCCAGGTCGACATGCTCCCGGCGGCGCCGTTCCGGGTGGTCACGATCATCGCGACCGGCATGTCCACCAGCGCGGGGGCGATCGAGAGCCAGCCCGATCGCGGCGGTTCCGGGGCGCCTGAACTTGGGATGCTTCCGCCCGCTTCGATCTTTCCGCCGGCTCAAATTCAGGCGCAGCCTGTCCAAACTCAGGCGCCGCCGGCGGCGCCAAAACAGCCGCGATCGCGCACGCGGGCATCGGCGGACCAGTCACCAAAAAGGGCAGAGGCATGATGGAGAGGATCGATGAGCTTCCTGGGCGGGATGATCGTGGGCGCGATGCTGATGGTGTTGGGCATGGCGGTGGCCGTGACGATCGCGGTGCTGCGTTTCGCGGCAACGGGAAGGTCGCGGTGATTGATTGGCTGCTCGCCCGCGCCAAGGCCGTGATGGCGGCGCGCGAGCCCGATTTCGTGATCGGCGAGCCGCAGCGCCCCTATCTGCGGCGCTGGTTCATCATCCCGCGCAATCCGCTGTGCAACATCTACCTGCACGAGATCCTGCGCTCGGATGACGATCGCGCGCTGCACGATCATCCGTGGTGGAACTTCACAATCATCCTGCGCGGCGGCTATTGCGAACATACGATCGACGCCGGGGGCATCCATCATCGCCGCTGGCGCTGGCGTGGCGATATGAAGCTGCGCTGGGCGCGTGCCGCGCACCGGCTGGACGTGCCGCGTGACGGCGGGCCATCGACCCTGACGATGTTTTTCACCGGACCACGTATCCGGGCGTGGGGTTTCCACTGTCCCGATGCCGGATGGGTTCACTGGCAGGAATTTACGAAGGCGACGGATAAGGGTCAAATTGGCCGGGGCTGCGGCGAATGAGCAGCGTCATGAAGAGCGGCGTCGTCATCTCCACCAAGGAGACGGCCGGCACCTATGATGCGCTCGAAACCGCGAAGCCCGGCGAGCCGATCTTCGTGCTGCAGGGCGGCGACATGTTCGCGCCGGCGACGGTGCAGCATTGGGCCGATCTGGCGCGGCGGGCCGGCATGGCCGAGACCGACCAGGCCAAGGCGGTCAGGTTGCTGGAAAAGGCCTCGGCGGCGGAGATCGTCGGATGGACGATGCGGGCCTATCAGCGCGGCGAGGAGAGCGGGCAGGCGCAGGCCGAAAAGCGCGTTTCCTCCCAGGATGGGGTGACGCTCGCCGACAATCAGGCCACGCAGCAGATGGTCGCCGCCACCGCCAAGCTCCACAATGCGGCGGCGCTGATCGAGGATGTGCGCGAGATGTTCACCACCGCGCCTGCGGATGGGGTGAACGTCGCCCTGCGCGACGACATGGTCAAGACGTTGGGCGGCGTTCGTGATTTCGTCAACGACCTCGCCGCCGAGATCAACCCGCGGAAGCCGCGCGAGGAGGTTCTCAACCAAGCCAGGATGGAGGCCGTGCATGTCACGAAGTGATCCCGCTCGAAAAATTGCGCACCAGAAGAAAATGGCCGGGAAGAATCGGCGCCGCGAGGAGGCATACTACTTTCGTGGCAATGCCGTTTATGATGATCGCGCCAACAGCAGCCCAATTTATCGCAAGGGCATTTGGCCACGACGCAAGGTCGCCGCTCCCGGAAGAATGGGCTGATGGCGCGATCCGATCCCGCCGAAATGCAGCTGAGCCTCTCCGGCGATGCGCTGCGCAAGGCGCTGGCGCATGCGCAGAATGTGATCGACCGCGCCAAGAAGATCCCGATCCTCGGCCATGTGCTGCTGACCGCACTGGACGAAGGCGTGCTGGTGATCAGCGCCAACAATCTCGACATGCAGATCAGCGAAGCGGTCTCCGCCGAGGTGGCGCAGGCCGGGGCGATCACCGCCGACGGCCAGCTGCTTTACGAGATCGCGCGCAAACTGCCTGCCGGTCAGCAGGTGACCATGACGCTCGCCGACGGGCGGCTCGGCGTCTCCGCCGGCCGCGCGCGCTCCAAATTGCCGACGCTGCCGGTCAGCGATTTCCCGCTGATCCGCATGGATGCACCATCAGCCAGCTTTGAGCTCCCCGCCAAGGCGCTGGCGCGGGCGATCGGGCAGGTGCGTTTCGCGATCGGCGACCAGCCGGCGCGGCCCTATCTCAGCGGCATCTACATCCATGCGGCGGCGGACGGGCTGCGGCTGGCGGCGACGGACAGCCTGCGGCTGGCGGCGACCCGGATCGATCTGCCCGAGGGGGCGGAGAAGCTAAAGGGGGCGATCCTGCCCGCGAAGTTCATCGCAGAGCTGGCGCGGCTATTGGGCGAGCAGGAGGACTCCACGGCGACGCTCGCCTTGTCTGACCGGCTGGTGACCGCCTCGCTCGACGATATCACGCTCACCGGCAAGCTGATCGAGGGGAATTATCCGCAATATGAGCGGATCATCCCCCAGGCCAACACCCATGTCATTGTGGCGGACGCGGATGCGCTGGCGGACGCGGTCGATCGGGTCGCGACGGTTTCGGCCGACAAGGTGCGGACGATGCGGCTGGCGGTCGAGGGCGCGCAGATCGCGCTTTCAGCGCAGTCGTTCGAGCATGGCGCGATGACCGACGAGCTCGACTGCGAGCATGAGGGCGATGCCTTCTCGGTCTTCTTCAACAGCAAGCATCTGATCGAGCAGCTGCGCCTGATCGACGGCGCCGCGACGATCGCGTTCGGCGACAAAGCCGGCGAGGCCGCGCTGTTCACCACATCGGCCGCACCCGAGGCGAAATGGGTGCTCGGCACGCTCGGAAAGGAAGGCTGATGCTTCGTGAACTGGCGAAAGCGATCGCGCTTGGCGATCTGGCGGAAGCGGCGCTGATCCTCGACGTCGCCGCGCGGGACAGCGTCGGCAAGAGGGCGGCCATTCAGCGCGGGCGGCATGATGCCCATTGCGAGCGTCAGCGCGAAGCCGCGCGGGCACGGCCGCAGCCGTCCGCGATCGATCCGCGCGTCGAGGTGGACGCGCGATGAGCGACGCCTATCGGGCCTTTCTTGCGCGCAAGGCGATCGTCGATCCGCCGACGGGGATGGACCCGACTGGCGTCAATCTGCCGGAGGCGATGTTTCTATTTCAGCGAGACATCGCGCGATGGGGGTTACGGCGCGGACGTGCGGCACTGTTTGCCGGGACCGGGCTCGGCAAGACACTGATAGAACTTGGCTGGGGCACGCCTGTGGTTCGCGAGACGCGCAGGCCGTTGCTGCATCTGGGTCCACTGGCGGTTTCACAGCAGATCGTGCGCGAGGCTCAGAAGTTCGGGATCAGGGCGCGGCTGATTGACCGCCCCGGCGACGAATGGCCGAACGAAATCACGATTACGAATTATCAAAAGCTTGACCGTTTTGACATCAAACGCTGCGGCGGGGTCACCCTGGATGAATCGAGCATCCTCAAATCGACCGACGGCCATTATCGCAGCGCGCTGATCGCGGCCTGCAGCCAGATCCCGTTCCGGCTCGCGGCGACCGCGACGCCCGCGCCGAACGACTATATGGAGCTGGGCAACCATGCCGAGTTCCTCGGCGTGATGTCCTATACCGACATGCTCGCCACCTTCTTCGTCCATGATGGCGGCGACACGCGCAAGTGGCGGCTGAAAGGCCATGCCGAGGATGAGTTCTGGAAATGGATGGCGAGCTGGGCGGTATCGCTGCGCAAGCCGTCCGACCTCGGCTATGCCGATGACGGCTACGACCTGCCGCCGCTCCAGATCCACGAGCATATCGTGCCGGTGGATTATGCGCCGAGCCTGGCCACCGGATCGCTGTTTCCGCTGGAGGCGGTGACCCTCTCGGAGCGGCTGGCGGCGCGCCGCGATACGATCGGCGCGCGGGTGCGCCAAGCGATCGACGTGACGCCGACCGACCGCCCGTTCGTCTGGTGGTGCAACCTCAACGAGGAGAGCGCGGCGGTGGCGGCCGGTATCTCCGGCGCGGTCGAGGTGCGCGGCAGCGAAAAAGACAGCGTCAAGGAGCGCAAGCTGATCGATTTCAGCGAGGGGCGCATCCGCGTGCTGGTCACCAAGCCGTCGATCGCGGGCTTCGGGATGAACTGGCAGCATTGCGCCGATACCGGCTTCGTCGGGCTCAACGACAGCTTCGAGCAATATTATCAGGCGATCCGGCGCTTCTGGCGGTTCGGCCAGACGAAGCCGGTCAACGCCCATGTGATCGCGGCCGAGACCGAGGGCGCGACCGTCGCCAATATCCGCCGCAAGGAGGCCGATGCCGAAAGGATGGCGGCGGCGATGGTGCGTCACATGGCCGATCTTTCGTTGGCGCAAGTGCGGGGCCTAGCGCGGACCGTGCCCGACTATAATCCGAGCGTGCCGGTCGCGATCCCGAGCTGGCTGGAGGCGGCATGATGGATGTGACGTACAAATGCGCCTGCATGTCGAAAGAGGCGACAGTCGTCGTGCCTGATCGCCATCCAAAAGGCGACCTCATGGAGTGGATGGAGCTCGTTCAGCACTGCATCGGCGTTGATCATCGGGCGCGCTCGCCGATCTGCGTGGCGACTGCGATGGAATATGCAAAAATTCCCTTCGACGAGGCAGCGCCTGGGCTTGGCATGAAGGCAACCAAGCAGTGACGATCCAGGTTGTCGACCAAGTCATCACCGACCGATATGCGCTGTACCAGGGCGATGCCTGCGAGTTGATCCGCGCGATCCCCGAGGGCAGCGTGCATTATGGGCTGCACTCGCCGCCGTTCGAGGGGCTGTACAAATTCTCCAACTATGATCGCGACATCTCGAACAATGACGGCGCCGCTTTCTGGGAGCATTATGGCTATCTGATCGCCGAGCTGCTGCGCGTCACCATGAAGGGGCGGTTGCACTCGGTCCATGTCATGCAGTTGCCGACATCCAAGATCCGCCACGGCCATATCGGCATGCGCGATTTCCGGGGCGAGGTGATCCGTGCCTATGAGGCGGCGGGCTGGATCTTCCACAGCGAGGTCTGCATCTGGAAAGATCCGGTGGTGGCGCAGCAGCGCACCAAATCGATCCGCCTGCTGCACAAGCAGGTGGTGAAGGATTCGACGCTCTCGGGACAGGGACTCGCCGATTACATTGTCAGCTTCCGCAAGCCCGGCGACAATCCCGAGCCGGTTTCGGGCTGCTTCGACGCCTATGTCGGCGAGGGCGATGGGCCGGATTTCTCCAAATACACCACCGCGAGCGACGGGCGGAACTGGTATTCGATCGAGGTGTGGCAGCGCTACGCCTCACCGGTGTGGATGGACATCAACCAAACGCGCACGCTGCAGTACCGGTCCGCGCGCGACGCCAAGGACGAGCAGCATATCAGCCCGCTCCAGCTCGACGTGATCGAGCGCTGCATCGATCTGTGGAGCAACCCCGGCGATACCGTGCTGACGCCGTTTCTCGGCATCGGCAGCGAGGTGTGGGGCGCTGTCCGGATGGGGCGGCGCGGCATCGGCTTCGAGCTGAAGCCAAGCTATTTCGGGCAGGCGGTGCGCAATCTTGCCGCGGTCGAAACCGGCGCGGCCGAAGATTTGTTCAGCGGCGCCGACGCGACGGAGGCGGCGTGATGGGGCGGCGGGTGATCGGGATCGCCACGCTCGATGCGCTTTACCGATGGCTGTGCGAATGCGCGGCGGCGGGGGAGGCTTGCCCGAGCAACCAGGACATCGCCAACCGCTTCGGCATGCGCGGGGCTTCGGCCGCCGCCGAGGCGATGACCGCGCTGGTCAAGTCGGGGCGGATCAGGCGCGAGATCGTGCGGCGCAAGACGCGGATCGTCACCATCATCGACAGTGGCGCGCGGCTGATCTCGGGCGTGCCGGGCATGCAGGAGGGCGACACTATGGGGAAACGCAAAACCAACCCGTTTCGAAGCGAGCAGGGCTATGCCTTCATGCGCGAGGCCGGGCCGATCTATGGCGACGTGGTGGCGGATCGCGCCGCCGCCGAGCATGGATCGCGGAAGCTGCTCGCGGCGCTGCTGCGCTACGGCGCGCCGCGCGGCGGCCTGCCCGGCCTGCCGCACGATCGCTTCGCCGTCGCCTGCCTCGCGCATGGGATCGCAATCGTGCGCCAGCCGGATGTTCCGGCGCGCCAGGGAAGGAAAGCGGCATGAACACCGTGATAATTTGCGGGCCGATGGCTTGCGGGAAAACACGCAATAGCGGCCATCTAATGAAGATGTTTGGCGCGCGCGCGGTTGTCGATGATTGGGACGCGCGTCGTCACTGTCTGGAACCGGGCTGCGTTCACCTCACCTCCGATCCGCCCGACGTGGTGCGAAAGTCGGAGATGATGTGCAGGATCGTCAATTTCGCCGATCTCAACCTGCCCGCCGCAGCCGAAAAGGCTGATCCCGAAGCATTCCGACGTCCACAGTCGAAGCGTTTTTCGTCGCATGAGCTCTCACGGCGCCCCTTTTTCCGCGAACCGGTTCAGCAGCCATGCTGAACCGAGCCACGATCATCGGCCATCTTGGCGCCGATCCCGAGAGCCGTTCGATGCAGAATGGCGGCAAGGTGGTGACGCTGCGGATCGCCACCAGCGAGCGGTGGAAAGACCGCAACAGCGGCGAGAAGATGGAGCGCACCGAATGGCACACGGTGACGATCTTCAACGAGGCGCTGGGCGAGACCGCAGCCAAATATTTGCGCAAGGGCAGTAAATGCCTGGTCGAGGGCATGCTGCAGACGCGCAAGTGGCAGCATCAGGATGGCGGCGATCGCTGGTCGACCGAGATCGTGCTCAAGAATTTCGATGCCAAGTTGGTGCTGCTCGACCGCGCCGAAGGCGGCGGGCGCAATTATGAGGATCATCTGAGCGGGAAGCCGCGTGATGGCGGCGGCGGGCGCGGCGGTAGCCAGGGCATGGACGATCGCACGCGCAGCGCCTTTGGCAGTGATCCCTTCGCGAGCGATCTGGATGACGACGTTCCATTTTAAATCAGGAGATTAGCATGGGTGAGCGCATTGAATTGGGCGATTTGGTTCGCGACACGATTTCTCAATATGAAGGGATCTGCCTGGCGAAGATCACCTATCTGACCGGGTGCGATCAGGTAGGCATCAAGCCGCAGGGCATGAAGAAAGACGGCGGCACGCACGAGGCGCTCTATTTTGACGAGCCCTTCGTGGAGGTGGTCCGCAAAGCGGCCATCAAGCCGGTGGTGCCGCGTGCCGCGGATGCTGGCGGGCCTGGTTTAGTTATCACCCAAGGCTGAACTGTTTTGCCCGCTGGGGACGCCGCCAGCGGGCCTGATCGGGGGCGTGGCAGCAGGGAGAGACCGCAGGAATGAACCACCCGTTTCCGGGAGCGAGGACCTGTGTCTGCCGTCTATGTGCTGCATTTTACGCCACCCTTCAAACATGCCCGCCATTATGTCGGCTGGACCGATCAGGAGGATATCGCCGCCCGGCTCGACGAGCATGTGAAGGGCAAGGGATCGCGGCTGGTCAAGGCGGCCGTCGCGGCGGGGACCAAGGTCGAGATCGCGCATGTGATCATCGGTGCCGATCGCCACTTCGAGCGCAGGATCAAGAAGAGCACCGATGTCTGCCGCTGGTGCCGCCTGTGCGGCCGCAATGAGCGCAAGGTGCCGCGGGTCGCGAAGTGAGTAGGCGATCAAGCCGACGGGAAGTGCGGAATCCTTTGTTGTCGCTGCCGGCTGTGCGTGCTTTGCAGGAGCTGCCATGCGACGTGCGTGAGGCACTCGCCCTCGCGTTGCGCGCCGTCCAGGCAGATGCCCGCAGCCGTGCGGACCAATGCTGGCGAAAACACAAAGCGCCGATGGCCGTCTACTGGAAAGCGGTCGGGGTTTATTGCGGTCATTTGGCGCGGGTGATCGGCCAGCGGAGCGCTGCCGAGGAGGCGATCGGTGAGTAATCTGTTCGCTACGGGCTCGGCAATCATCAGCGCGTGCGGGACCTATCGATATCGCCTGGAGCGTGAATGCCCCGGCGAGGGCGCAACGGCGATCATCATGGTCAATCCATCGACGGCGGATGCAGAAACGGACGACGCGACGATCCGAAAGCTGATCGGCTTCGGCGTACGCAATCGCTGGGGGCGGCTGATCGTCGGGAATCTATTTGCCTTTCGCGCGACCGATGTTCGCGAGCTGGCCGCGGCCGCCGATCCGATCGGGCCGGACAATGACTACCATCTTCGTCACATCATCGGCGGCGCTGATCTCCTGATCGTGGCATGGGGACCGGCAACGAAATTGCCGAAGGACCTGCGTGAGCGCTGGCGCGCGATTACCAATATTGCGCAGCCGCTGGGGCGCGATCCGCTCAGCATCGGCGAGCCGGCAAATGACGGCCACCCCAAGCACCCCTTGATGCTCGCTTACGACACTCCGTTGCGGCGGTGGTGGCTGCCGTGACCAGCGCGCCGCTCCCCTCGCCGATGTGCTCGGCCGCGCTGCAATATGCGCGGTCGGGATGGCCGGTGTTTCCGTGCCGTGAGCGCGATGAGGCATATCAGGTCCGCGGCGAGACGCGGTTGCGCAAGGCCAAGGCGCCGTACACGGGCGCGGGCGTCAAGGATGCGACCACCGACGAGGGCGTGATCAACGGCTGGTGGAAGCGCTGGCCGAACGCGATGATCGGGGTGGCGATGGGCCATAATGGCCTGTTCGCGCTCGATTTCGATCCGCGCGTCGATCCCGACACCGGCGAGATCTTCACGCTGGAGACGCTCAAGGCCGAGCTGGAGGAAATGATCGGCTGCCCGCTGCCGGTGAGCCTGGCGGCGGTGACGCAATCGGGCGGGGTGCATGTCTATCTGAAGCAGCCGCGCGACGGCGGGCCGGAGATCCGCAACCGCGGCAATTTGCCGCGCCATGTCGATGTGCGCGGGATCGGCGGCTATGTGATCGCGCCGCCATCGGTGATGACTGAAACCGGCGGGCGCTACCGCTGGTTGAGCGGCCGACAGGGGATGGAGCCGGTCGAGGCTCCGGCGCGGCTGATCGAGATCTTGCGGAGCAAGGGCGGTGGCAAGGCATCGTCCGGCGGTAGCGGGGAGATGTCTCGCCCGTCTCGGCCCTCCCCCGGAGGGCCGGAAGGGCTCGATCCACAGGACCAGGCGCGCCGCCGCTACGCGCTGACCGCGCTCGATAGCGAGCTCAAGGAGCTGGCGGCGACGCCGATCGGCGGCGGGCGGCATGGCGGGCGCAATCGCGGCATCTATTTCGCGGCGCTCAAACTCGGCGGCTACATTCCCGGCGGCTGGCTTTCGGAAAGCGTAGTGCGCGCGAGCCTGCTCGACGTGATCCGCGCGATGCCGAACAACGACGATCCGCAGGGCGCGGAAAAGACGATGGAGAACGGGCTGCGCGACGGCATGGCCAGCCCGCACGACATGAGCGGCGTCGGCACGCGGGCGGGTTTTGGCGCCGGCACCGGCCGCCAGCACGCACCCTCCGCCCCGCCGCCCGATCGCACGGCTGCGCAAGTTCGGCCCCGGACCCCGTCGGCAGCGCCGCCATCGTCATCATCCCAAAACGGGAGGGTGGAACTGGCGTTCGCCCAGCCGGAAGGGGTGCGGGGGAGGCTCAAGGCGGTTGCGGCGATCTGGTTCGCGCGGCTGATCGAACGGCCGCTGACCGAGGGCGACGCGGCGAGCAAGGGCGACGACGTCCGGCGGCGCGCGTTCAAGGCGGGGTTGCGGGTCGGTGCCGGCCTGCTCGACCGGTCCGAGGCGCTGCGTGCGCTGGATGATCGCTTCGCCTTCATCGACGGGATCGGCGGCCATGACATCGCCGACGGGGTGGATGCCGGGGCCGCACGTGACTTCGATGTCGGGCCGATGTTGACCGACATGCGGTGCGCGGGTTTTCCCCTCACCGATCTCGGCAATGCCGAGCGCTTCCGCGAGCGCCACGGCCGCGATTTCCTCTATACGACCGCCAAGGGTTGGCTGGGATGGGACGGGCGGCGCTACCGCGTGCTCAACCAGGAGAAGGACGTCACCCCGGCGGAGGTGCAGGCGGCGGTGTTCGCCACCGTGCGCGCGATCCAGAATGAGGCGCAGTTCGTCGCCGCGACCGGCTTCCCGCGCCCCGACTTCGACCTGCCCGATGATCGCGAGAAACTCACCGCCTTTCAGCGGCGCGTGATCGCGCTGCACGAGGAGAGCCCCGAGGATAGCGAGCCGATGGACAAGCTGCTCGATATCAAGGGCGGCAAGCTAGTTACGGTCTCCTCCAACCTCGCCAAATGGGGCCGCGCGTCGGAATCGTCGGGACGGCTCGGCTGTATCGCCAACCTCGCCAAGCGCTGGCTGACGGTCGAGATCACCGATTTCGACCGCAACCCGATGATCCTCAACTGCCCCAATGGCACGCTGCACTTCATCCGGCCGGTGAGGGACGACGATGGCAGCGTGATCGAGAGCGCGCGGGTAGAGCTGCGCGCGCATGATCGCGCCGACCTGCTGACCAAATTGACCGCCTGTGACTATGATCCGGAGGCGCCAGCGCCCGAATGGCAGAAGTTCATCCGCTGGGCGCAGCCGAAGCGCGAGCGGCGGCGCTATCTGCGCCAGTGGGGCGGCTTCAACCTGACCGGCGAGATGGGCGAGCAGATCTTCCACATCTGGTGGGGACCGACCGCCGCCAACGGCAAATCGACTGCGGGCAACGCGATGCGCGAGGCGGCGGGCGACTATGGCGACATCACCAATGTCGAGACCTTTCTCGACGAGGGCGTCAAGAAGCGCGGCGACCAGGCGACGCCCGATATCGTCCGCCTGCCCGGCGTGCGCTTCCTCACCAGCGGCGAGCCGCCCAAGGGCGCGAAGATCAACGAGAGCCTGATCAACAGCGTCACCGGCGGCGATCCGATGCTCGCGCGCGACAATTTCCGCAGCTTCTTCCGCTTCACCCCCTGCTTCAAATGGACGCTCTGGTGCAACAGCAAGCCCGATATCCCGCAGGGAACCGAGGGGATCTGGCGGCGCGTCAAGGTGCTGCTGTGGGAATCGCATCTTGAAGCGCATGAGCGCGACCGCACGCTTCCCGCCAAGCTGGCGGCCGAGCATCCCGGCATCCTCGCCTGGATGGTGCGCGGGCTGATCGACTGGATGGATAACGGCTTCATCGAGCCGGAGGACGTCACCGCGCAAAGCGAGGCTTATCGCGACGACAGCGATCCGATGGCAAGCTTCCTGCGGCTGTGCACGGTCGAGGACAGCGCGAGCCGAGTGCAATCGTCGCATCTCTACGAGGTTTATTGCGCCTGGGCGAAGGCGGCCGGCGAGGCCGAGTGGCGGCAGAAGGGCTTTAGCCGCGCGATGAAGGATCGCGGCTTCGACAACAAGAAATCGAACGGGATGCTGTGGCTCGGGCTGCGGCTGGTCAAGTCGGTGAGTGATTTCATCGACGAGCATGGGCGCGTGGTGTCGATGGTCGATCAGGCCGCCTCTGACCGCGAGCATCAGATTGATCGCCCAAGGCCGCGCGATCTCGATCCGTGGCGCGAACCAGATGAAGATGATGTTCCATTTTAGGAGGAAATATGAATGACTTCACATTGCTAGGCGACAAACTCGCCTTTGTCAGAGAGGCAAGATTGCTCGGCGGTCGAGAAGCCGGGCGGCGGGCATGGGCGCTAGTAAACCTTCCCCATATCTTCGCGGCCACGGCGATGAACATGCCATCTGGCGACCATGACGATTGCTCCTTTCACCGCTGGTTTGAGGACCGGGTTGAGCGCTGGCCTGGGGTGCGAACGGAGACCACTGACCTCTACGACGACTATGTCGCATGGCGTGGCGAGCATCGCGCCCTGTCGATCAAAAAGTTTGCGATGGCGCTCAGTGCCTGCGGCGTCGACCGCATCTATTCGAACAGATCTTGGCGGATCGATGTCCGCTTGCGGCCGTCGCGCTCGGCGTAGCGGTCGGCTTCTTCCCAATTGGGAGCGGTGTGGGATGAAGAATGGGAAGCGTTACTGGCGGTTTTGCGCCAGTTTGGGAACATTGGGAAGAGCGGCAAAAATGACGGCTCACATATGCGCGCGAGCACGCAGGCATGTGCGATAGTAGAATATCAAGAATGTTCCCAATCTTCCCAATGTATCCAATTATCAAATTAAACCATTAGAATATAAAGGATTTCAAATATGGGTGATCAACACCGCTCTTCCCAACCACTTCCCAAGCCGTGCTCACGTCTTCCCATCTGGAGTTTCGATGCGGTGCAGGAGCGGCTGGTCGAGGCGATCACCTATTTGTGGCGGGTGCCGGGGCGCGTAGGGCCGGGCGAACTGCGCGCCTCATCCTTCTGGCAGCGGGTGCAGCTCGAGCGGTCGGACTGGGGGATGAACGTATCGGCCGATGAGGCGCCGCGCGTGCGCGGGCTGACGCGGCGCGAGATGGCCGAGATGGAGGAAGCGCTCGGCTGGGTGGACCATGTACCCGCCGGCGAGACGCGGCAGATCGTCGCGCTCGCATTGATCCAGCTGGCGCGGGGCGAGAGCCGGGTGCGGTGGACCGAGGTGTTCAAGGCGATGGAGCGGCGCGGGGTGCATGGCTTCACCAGCGATGGGATGCGCAAGCGCTACGGGCGGGCATTGGCCATGATCTGCCAGCGGCTGAACAAGGATGCGGCGCAAAGGCAGGACTTGGGCGGGGTAGAGGCTGTCAAGCCCTAGAATGTGCACGCATGCAAATTTTCCCTGTCCGTCTCTAGGGGTGTTTCGCGATATAGACCGCTAGGCTTGGGCCAAGGCTTTCGGTCTTCGGTCTTCGGGCATCCTCTCCTGACCTCACGCGCCCGCCCGGCTCCTGTCGCGGCGGGCGCGGCGCTTTCGGTGACCGGCATGGGCAAGCTCAGACGGTTGCAGCCGAGGTTGAAGACGGTGAGCGGCGGTAGGCTCGCGCTGGCGGTGCCGGCGCCGGGCGGGTGGCAGGGTGCTTCCCGTAACCGCATCAGGGGCAGCCGGTGGATGAAGATCCGGGCGCGGATCATCGCACGCGATCACGGCATCTGCCAGGAATGTGTGCGGCAGGGGACCGTGACGAAGGATAGCCTCGTCTATCAGGTCGGCCACCGTATCGCGCTCGCCGAGGGCGGGTCGAACGAGGACGACAACCTCGAATGCGAGTGCGAACGCCACGCGAAGGCGAAGACCGCGCAGGAGAGCGCGCGGGCGCAGGGTAGGTCGAGCGCATAGGGGGGGTAGGTCAAAAGTCGAAACCTATCGCCCTCGGAAACCGCCGCCCTCTCATTTGGAGATTTTTTTCTTGGTTGATGGAATTCCAGGTCTCGACCTGTTCGGCGATCCCATCGTGGAGCGCAGGGAAGGCCGTGGCAGGCCCGAGCATGTTTGGACCCTCGAAAACTCAAACAAGGTGCTTTTGGCCTTCGCGCGCGGCCTGAGCGTCAAACAGGCAGCACAGGCGATCGGGATCTCCGCACCCACGCTGCGCAAGGTATATTTTTTCGAGGCGGCAAAGCGCGACCAGGCCCGCCTCCGGATGGAGATGACGCAGCTCGCCCGTCTCAACGCCCAGGCCGAGGCCGGTAACGTCGCCGCCGAGAAGGAGCTGTTCAAGCAGATCGACCGCCTCCGCCTCCGCGACCAGGCGCAGTCGCTCTCGCCGCAGCAAACCCAGCCCGCCGCGAAGCTGCCCCGCGTCGGCAAGAAGGAACTGGAGCGCCAGGCTGCCGAGCAGGTCACCGGCCTCTACGAGCCGCCACCGCCACCGGCTCGGATGAACTGAGGTGCAGTGGTCGACCGCCTGCCCCGATTGGGAGGAGCGGATCGTCAAGCGCCAGTCGCTGGTGCCATTCGAGCCTTTGTTCCCAGCCGAGGCCGAGGCGGCGCTGGACGTGTTCAAGTCGCTCCATATGGTCGGCGTGCCGCGCCCAGACGGCAGCCGCGGCTGGGCGACCTTCGGTGAGGCGTGCGAGCCCTTCGTCTTCGATTTCGTCCGCGCGATCTTCGGCGCTTACGACGCGAGTACCGGCAAGCGTCTGATCAGCGAGTTCATGCTGCTGATCAGCAAGAAGAACGGCAAATCGACGATCGCGGCGGGCATCATGCTGACAGCGCTGATCCGCAACTGGCGCGAGCTGGCCGAGCTCAGCATCATCGCGCCGACGCAGAAGATCGCCGGCAACAGCTTCCGGCCGGCGGCGGCGATGATCCGCGCCAACCCGAAGCTGGACGTCGCCCATGGCGGCCCGCTCAAGGTGATCGCGCACGAGCGAACGATCAAGCATCTCGGCACCAATGCCGAATTGAAGGTGACCGCCGCGGACAGCGGTACGGTCGGCGGGTCGCAGTCCGGCTTCGTGCTGGTCGACGAGCTCTGGCTGTTCGGCAAGCGCGCCAACGCGGTCGACATGATGGAGGAAGCGATCGGCGGCCTCGCCTCGCGCGAGGAAGGGTTCGTCATCTATCTGACGACGCACAGCGACGAGCCGCCGGCCGGCGTGTTCAAGGAGAAGCTCGAATATTTCCGCGACGTGCGGGACGGGCGGATCAACGACCCGCACAGTTTCGGCATGCTGTTCGAGTGGCCCGAGGCGATGATCAAGTCGAGCGCCTATCTGAAGCCAGAAAATTTCTACGTCACCAATCCCAATCTCGGTCGTTCGGTCGGGCGCGACTTCATCACCAAGAAGCTGAAGAAGGCCGCCGCCGGCGAGGAGGAAATCGACGAGGATACCGGCGAGAGCGAAACCTTGCAGGTGGTGCTCGCCAAATATCTCAACGTCGAGATCGGCCTGCGCCTCCGCCGCGATCGCTGGCGCGGGGCCGATCATTGGGAGCGGGCCTCCGATCCGGCGCTGGTCTCGCTCGACGATCTGATCGCGCGCTGCGATGTCGCGGTGGTTGGGGCGGATGGCGGCGGGCTCGACGATCTGTTCGGGCTGGCGGTGCTCGGCCGATGCCGCGAGACGCGCGCATGGCTCGCCTGGGCGCATGCCTGGGTGCAGCGCTCGGCGCTCGACATCCGCCGGGATATCGCGCCCGCGCTACTCGATTTCGAAAAGGATGGCGATCTCACCATCTGCGACGATCCGACGCAGGATCTGGAGGAGATTGCCGCGACGATATTGCGGCTGAAGGATGCCAGGTTGCTGCCGGAGAAGGACGCGATCGGGCTCGATCCGCATGGCGTCGCCGTATTGGTCGACGTGCTGTCGGAGGCCGGGATCGGCGACGATCAGATGATGGCGGTGCCACAGGGTTTCCGCCTCAATTCGGCGGTGTTGGGGGCGGAACGCAAGCTGGCCGATGGCACGTTGCGCCATGGTGGACGCCGGATGATGGCATGGTGCGTCGGCAATGCGAAGGTGGAGCAGCGCGGCAACGCCGTGCTCATCACCAAGCAGATTTCGGGCAAGGCGAAGATCGATCCGCTCATCGCGCTGTTCAACGCGGTGATGCTGATGACGCGCAACCCGGAGCCCGCGCGCAAGGATTATCGGATGTTGGTGCTCGGCTGAAAGAGAAGGTCATGCAGAACAGAGCTTTTTCCCTGCTCACGATCAAGGCGATCGACGAGGAGAGGCGGATCATCACCGGCATCGCCTCGACGCCTTCGCCCGATCGCATGGGTGATATCGTCAATCCGCTCGGCGCGAAGTTCGAGCTGCCGCTGCCCCTGCTCTGGCAGCATTATCATGATCAGCCGGTCGGCCATGTCACCGATGCGAAGATGAGCAAGGATGGCATCACCTTCACCGCCCAGCTGGCGCAGACCGACGAGCCAGGCACGCTCAAGGATCTGCTCGATTTCGCCTGGCAGAGCATCAAACTGAAACTGGTCGCCGCCTTCTCGATCGGCTTCAGGCCGCTGAAATATGCCTTCATCGCCGATGGCGGCATCGAGTTCGAGGAGTGGGAATGGTATGAGCTCAGCGCCGTCACCATCCCGGCCAACGCCGATTGCACGCTCGCCTCGGTAAAATCGCTCGACGCCGCCTATCGCAAGGCCGCCGGCGTTCCCGAACCTGAAATTCCGCAACCCGAAACGGCCGCCGCGTCTGGCAAGGGCCGCGTCGTCAAGCTGGATGTCCCCGCCCGCGATCGGGCGCCTCCATTCGTCATCCGCCAGATCAGGCGGACCCGCTGAAAGGGCAAAAGACATGAAATTCGCTGAACAGATCAGCGCCTTCGAAACGAAGCGCGCCGCACTGGTGGCTGCCAACGAGGCCATCATGCAGAAGGCTGCCACTGAGGGCGCGACCCTCGATGCCGCCGAGAAAGAGACTTTCGACGGCAACCAGGCCGATGTCGAGGAGATCGATGATCACCTCAAGCGGCTCCGCGCGATGGAGCGCGCCAGCGCGGTCGAAGCCAAGCCTGTCAATGGCGTGAAGACCGCCGAGCAAGGCTCTGCCGCCCGCGGTGGCCAGATCATCGTCAAGCAGCAGCCGAAGCTCGATCCAGGCATCGAATTCGCCCGCCTCGTCAAGTCGATGGGCGCCGCCAAGGGCGATATGAGCCGCGCCTATCGGATCGCGGTCAATCGCTACGGTGCGGACAGCAATGCGGCCGGTGCGTTGAAGGCGATTGATGAACGCGGCGGCGACGCTCTCGCGTTCCTGGGCCTTGAGGCCTTCCACAAGGCAGCCGTCGGCGCTGGTTCGGCGATCTCCGGCAACTGGGCCTCCGACCTGATCCTGACCGAAGGCGGCGCTTTCGCGGATTTTGCGGAATATCTCCGCCCGCAGACGATCGTCGGCAAGCTCAACCTGCGCCAGGTGCCGTTCGATACCGCGCTCGGCATCTCCACCAGCGCCGGCGCCGGCTACTGGGTCGGCGAGGGCCAGCCCAAGCCGCTCACCAGCTTCAACTTCGACAAGACGACGCTGACGCCGCTGAAATGCGCCAACATCGTCGTGTTGACGCAGGAGCTGCTGATGCGCGAATCGGCGAATGCCGAAGTGATGGTGCGTGACGAGATGCGCAACGCGCTCGTCCAGCTCATCGACACGGCGTTCATCGATCCGACCAATGCCGGTACGGCGAATGTCAAGCCGGCCTCGGTCGCAAACGGCGCGTCGCACTCGGCGGCGTCGGGCACGGGCGATGCCGACGATGTCCGCGCGGATCTGCGCTCGCTGATCAACGAGTTCATCGTCGCCAACCAGCAGGGCGGCGAGATCGTGATCGTGATGCGGGCGACCGATGCGCTCGGCGCCAGCATGATGGTGAACGCGCTCGGCCAGCCCGAATTCCCCAACATCAGCATGAGCGGCGGCGCGCTGTTCCCCGGCCTTTCGGTCATCACCTCGCAGGTGGTTCCGGCGGGCACGATCATCGCGCTGCAGCCGAGCGAGATCTTCCTCGCCGACGATGGCGGCTTCAAGGTCGACATGTCGACCGAGGCGTCGCTGCAGATGCTCGACAATCCGACCAACGCATCGGCGGACGGCACGGCGACGTCGATGGTCTCGATGTTCCAGACGAACAGCGTGGCTTTCCTCTGCGAGCGGATCATCAACTGGAAGAAGCGCCGCTCCACCGCCGTCGCCTATCTCACCGGCGCCGCATGGGGCGGATCGGTCAACGATCTGAGCTGATCGTCCTGAGTATGGAGGGGCCGGTTCGCGCCGGCCCCTCAAAAATTGGAGTTTTGCGCGTGGATCTGATCGCTGCCAAACCGATGCGCTACAAGACGCGCCGGCTGATGCCGGGGGATGCCTTCCAGGCCGACGACCGCATGGGTCGCATCCTGGTGAAAGCGAAGCGCGCGCGTGTCGACGCTGCTCATGCTCCCGCCATGCGCGCCGCGCCCGACGATCTCGCCACGCTGCGCGCCGAATATCGCGCCAAATTCAAGAAGAACCCAGGACCATCGTGGAATGCCGCGATCCTGCGCGAAAAGATTGCCGCCGCATGAGAATTCCTAGACCAGTACCACTTCCCCAGGATGTGGCGACATTACGGGAAGCTGCAAAATTGCTAGCCATGTCTGCTGTAAAAAATGAGCAGCAAGCGGATGAATATCTGAATGCCGCTCGCAAATGCTTCAACCTGAGCGATGAAATGCTTGGCCAGAGATGACCACATCGCTCGCCTATCGCAATCATGAGGCCGCGATCCTGCGCGGCGACGTGCCCGAAAAATATACCCGCCTGCTTCCGCACATTCCCGGCGATCGCATCATAGAATTCGGATCGGCCGAAGGCGTGCTCGCGCTCATGCTGGCCAGGCAGGGCAAGTCGGTCACCGCGATTGAAGCTAATCCCGAACGCCATGCCGCCGCGCTCGCGCTGCGCGACCAATGGACCCAAAACGGCCTGATCGATGGCGGTGAACCGTGCTACGTGTTGGGCAGCGCGGTTATTGCATCGCTGCAAATCAATCCCGGCACCTTCGACACGCTCGTCGCGGTGCGGATGATCTATTATCTGCGCGAGGATCTCGACACGGTCTTCGCCGCCGTCGCCGAGAAAATCCCCAACGTCGTCCTCTGCGGCAACCGCAACCGCGCGGTGCGCTGGCACGCCGGCAATCCGCACGAGGGGCTGGGCGAATATAATTTCTACGCTTCGGCCGAGGGGATGCGCGCGGTGCTCACCCGCCACGGCTACCGCATCGTCGATCAGGTGCTCGATGGCGATCCGATCGTCGTCGGCCGGAAGGATGGCTGATGCGTTGGTGGAGAATGCAGCCGTGGCCGATGTCTTCTGGCTCGATCCGGCCCGCATCCGCTTCAAGATCAGCCCCTGTGCCGATCTCTCCGGCCGCGTCGGCGGCGATTGGGATCTCGATCGCCGCTTCCCGCTTGGCGATGCAGTCAAGCATCGCGCGATCGTCCAGCGCTATCGCGAGGGCCGCCGCTGGCCCGAGACCGACCTGTTCCGGGAGGCTTATGCGCCCCGCCTCGCGGCTGGCCAGTCGATCCGCGGCGTCGGGACGATGGGCGAGCTCGTCGCCCAATATGAGGACCGGGTCGACGCGATGTTCGCAAGCCTCGCGCGCGAGGGCTTCCGCGCCGATCGCGGGCCGCTGCCGCGGCTATTCGTCGGTCGCGACGGCGACATCTTCATCGGCAACCAGGGCAATCACCGCCTCGCCATGGCGCAGCTGCTCGAACTGAAATCGATCGCCGGAAGGATCACATGCAGGCACAGCTTGAATCGATAGTGGCACCGGCGCTGCCCGAGGCCATGCCGCACATCCCGGCGATGACGACCGAGGCCGAACGCTCACTCTATTACCGGCTGGTGCGCGAGAATGCGCATCGCGGCGCGGTGGTCGAGCTGGGGGCATGGCTCGGCGCCTCCTCGGCCTGGATCGCGGCGGGGATGCGCGACAGCGGCACCGGCGGCAAAGCCCATGTCTACGATCGCTTCCGTTCCAAGCCCGGCCACGCCGCCAAGGTCGCCGCCTTCTACGCCAATCATGGCGGGGAGGGGGAGATGGTGCTGGGCGATTGCGAGCGCCAGTTCCGCGCCAATCTGGGGCCGCTGCTCGATCATGTCGAGATCCATCGCGGCGAGATCGCCGAGATCGAATGGACCGGCGGCCCGATCTCGGTCCTGATCACCGATGCGCCCAAGCGCGTGCCGGAGATCTCGGCGGTACTCACCCGCCTGCGCCATGCGCTGATGCCTGGAGCGATCATGGCCTGGCAGGATTTCTGCCACTTTCCCAGCTACGAGATCCCGGCGTGCTTGTACCGGCTGCGCGATCATCTCGAATTTGTCGAGGCGGCGGTGCCGGGGACGACTTTGGCGTTTCGGGTCACTTCGTCCTGGGATGCGGAAGAGGTTTCACCGAAGGCCTTGGCGGTCGATCGCTGGACGTTCGACGAAATCACCTGTGCCTGGGGTTATTGGCTGCGTATGGTCGCGCCCGAGAAGGCGGCGCTGTTCAGCTGCGGCGCGCTGCTGTTTCTCTGCGACATCGGCCTGCCTGACGAGGCGAGATTCTGGCTGGGCGGTGTCTACGCACAGCACGCCGAGGCGATCCTGCCGAAATGGCGCTATCTGCGCGCACAGCGGCCCGATCTGGTGCGCCGCTACGCGCCTCTATTCGATTTTCTGCGCCGCGAGGGCGCGCTGGACTGACCGGGAGGAACACGCATGCCATCGGAAATCCTTGCCGTGGGGAGCGGCGCGGCGGCGTCGGGGGATGTCACCATCGGCGCGGGCGAAGCCTTGACCGTCTGCCTCAAGGATGGCGGCGGCACCGATCGCGCCCCGAACGGCAACGTCGCGATCCAGCTCAAGGATGATGACGGCGCTTACTGGACGGTCGAGACACTGCGCAGCGGCAAGCCCGCGATCATTTTGGCGGGACCGGGCACCTATCGCTTCGCCCGCCGCAAGGGCGCGGCCGCCTGCGGGGTGTTCAGTGGCTGATTTCGCCCAGCCATTGGCGCGGCCGATGGCTGGGCCCGTGGTGGCAGGCGTGCGCGACTTGTTGCCCGTCCTCGGGTCATCGGGCGGCGGCGGTTCATTCGATCTGCTCGAACTCGACGGCGAGCAACTTCAACTCGATGGCGAAGATCTGGCCTTGGGGGACAGTTGATGACGATAGACATTCAAAGTCCTGGAATGAAAGAGGCCGATCTTTCGGCGGCGCTGCAGGCGTTGGTTGGCTTCAAGGTCCATCCTCTCTCGCTGACCTCTGATCAACTCAACCATCTCCATAGCGCCCCGGTCGAGATCGTTCCCGCGCCAGGTGCAGGTAAAATCGCCATCCCGCTCAAGCTGATCACTTGCGAGAAGTTCAATAGTGTTCAATATCAGATGGTTTGTTTGACTTCATGGCCGACGCCGGATTCTGTCTACATCAGGGAGACCGAAGATTATACTTCTGTCCATGATTTCACCGCGATAACCTTCGATACCGTTGATAAAGTCAACCAACCGATCACACTCTCCACCGACGCGGATCAAATTGATTTTGGTGTGATTGCCACTGCCTCAGTCGGCGACGGCGGTTCCGGTTACTCCATCGGGGATACAGGCTCGATCGAAGCTGGCGGCTTTGACGCGGCCTACGAAGTCACCTCTGTGGACGGAGGCGGCGCAGTGACCGGATTTGCCCTGTCGGCTCCTGGCACCGGCTATCAAGCCGGAGCAGGACAGCCAACGTCGGTTAACACTGGAAGCGGCGACGGCGCCTTCACAATCGATGTGGATAGCATCACTCCCGGCGACGGAACTGCGCTGATCTATAGCCTTTACGCGGTTGTAACGGTGCCATGACGCGCCCCGCCAGCCTGCCCGTGGCGAACCATAAATGCTGACCGTCCTCTCCTGGCTCTGGGACCAGACCGGCGGGCGGACCACGTACACGCCCGAGCATGTCGCGACCTGGGCCGCGATGGTGGCGCGCAATCTCGCGATGCCGCACCGGATCGCCTGCGTCACCGCCGCTGAGATCCCGTCGCATATCGAGCGGATCGCGCCGCCGGGGGAATTCGAGGATGTCGTCACGCGGCGCTGGACGAATGGGCGGCCGAACTGCTTTCGCCGGCTCGCGATGTTCCGTCGCGATGCCGCCGCGCTGTTCGGCGATCGCTTCGTCTGCATGGATCTCGATAGCGTGATCTGCGCCCAGCTCGATCCTTTGTTCGAGCGCGACGAGGATGTCGTGCTGTTCAAGGGCACCGCGCCGGGGCGGCCCTACAATGGCAGCATGATGCTGATCCGCGCCGGATCGCGCCCGCATGTCTATGAGGATTTCAGCCGCGAGGCGGCGGAGGCGGCGGGCGAGCGTTTCGTCGGATCGGATCAGGCCTGGCTCAGCCACGCGCTCGGCCCGGACGAACCCGTCTGGAGCGAGGCCGATCGGGTCTATTGGTATGGCGGCCAGTATAAGCGCGAGATGCGGCTCCGCCGCGCGAAGCCGCGCATCATCTTCTTCCCCGGCGGGATGAAGCCATGGCACGCGGTTGGCCAGTTCGAACCCAATGTCATCAAACATTATCACGCGGGCGAGCCCGCAGCGCGGGAGGCGGCATGAATAGCATCGTCATCCTGATCCTGCTCTTCGCGGTCGCGGGCGCGGCGCTGATCGTGGCCGGCGTCGCGCTCCAGCTCGGCCTTGCGGCGGCGCTGATCTGCGCGGGGCTGTTCGCGCTCGGCGCGGCGCTGAGCCTGCGGCAGGGCCTGAGCCTCACGGAGGGAACGGGCCGTGGCTGAATCGCGCATGCTCTCGCTGCTGGCGGACGTGATCGCGCCTCGCCAGAAATCGCTCAACGCCGTGCCGGCCAGCCGCGGCTGGTGGCCGCTGGTGCGTGAGGGCTTTGCTGGCGCGTGGCAGCGCAACATCACCGTCCAGCCCGGCGAGGTGCTGGCCTTCCACGCCGTCTTCGCCTGCATGACGCTGGTCGCCTCGGATATCGCCAAGCTGCGCGTCAAGCTGATGGCGAGGGATGCGAACGGGATCTGGACCGAGACGACCAGCCCCTCCTTCTCGCCGGTGCTGCGCAAGCCCAATGGCTATCAGAACCGAATCCAGTTCTACGAAAACTGGATGCTGTCGAAGCTCTCGCGCGGCAACACCTACATCTTGAAGCAGCGCGACGCGCGCGGGATCGTCACCGCGCTCTATGTGCTCGATCCGAACCGGGTGCAGCCGCTTGTCTCCGATGGCGGCGAGGTGTTCTACCAGCTTCATGCCGATTATCTGAGCGATCTGCCGGATGCGGTGATCGTGCCCGCGCGCGAGATCATCCATGATCGCTTCAACTGCCTGTTCCATCCGCTGGTCGGCATCTCGCCGATCTACGCCAGCGGTCTCGCCGCCACCCAGGGCCTCAAGATCCAGAACAACAGCGCCACCTTCTTCGCCAACGGCTCCAAGCCCGGCGGCATCCTGAGCGCGCCGGGCCGGATCGAGGACGATAACGCCAGGCGGCTCAAGGAGTATTGGGACGAGAATTTCAGCGGCGACAATGCCGGCAAGATCGCGGTGCTGGGCGATGGGCTCGAATATAAGGGACTTTCGGTCGATCCCGTCGACGCGCAGCTGATCGAGCAATTGAAATGGACGTCCGAGGTGGTGTGCTCCACCTTCCATGTGCCGCCCTACAAGATCGGGATCGGCCAGATGCCGACCTATAATAATATCCAGGCGCTCAACGTCGAATATTATTCGCAATGCCTGCAGGCGCATATCGAGGCGGCCGAGCTCTGCCTCGACGAAGGCCTCGGCATCGGCGACGGCGTTCCGATCGCTGGGAGCGGCGCCACCTACGGCACCGAATTCGATGTCGACAATCTGCTGCGGATGGATGCCGTGTCGCAGATGGAGGTGCTCGACAAGGCCAAAAACACCATGACCCCGAACGAGGCGCGCAAGAAGCTCGATCTGGTCGCGGTCAAGGGCGGAGATTCGGTCTATCGCCAGCAGCAGGATTTCAGCCTGGAAGCACTCGCCAAACGCGACGCCCAGGCCGATCCGTTTGCCAGCAAGGCGCCCACGGCTCCAGCGGCGGAACCTGCGGCGCCTCCGCCGACTGAAGCTGGCAACGATAACGAGATGGAACTGCAGGCTACCAAGGCGGTGATGGCCATGATGAAGGGACTGGCATGATGTTCGACGGCAAGGCGTTCGGCGAACAGATGGTCTCCATCGTCAAAGGCTATGTCGATCGAGTTTTCGCAAGCTTCAAATCCGATATCGACAAGGATATCGCCGAATTCCGCGCAAAGTTGCAGGCACTCGAAGCCAGCCCGCCGAAAGACGGCCGCGATGGCGTCGACGGGAAGGATGTGGACCCTGAACTGACCCGCGCCCTGATCGAGAAGACGGTCGCGGCTGCTGTTGCCGCCCTACCGCCGCCCGAACGTGGCGCGAAGGGCGAACCTGGCGAACGGGGTGCCGACGGCAAGGATGGCGTGGACGGCAAGGATGCCGATGCCGATGCCATTCTCGATCAACTGATCAAGGCTGCGGTTCCGAGCATCATTGCCGAGGTTGAGAAGGCGGTCGCGGCGCTGCCACCGCCCGAGCGTGGCGAGAAGGGTGATCCGGGTGAGCGCGGCGAGACCGGTGATCCGGGTCAGGACGGGAAGGATGGGACCGGTCTCGCCGATGCGCTGCTCGATCGCGACGGCCAGCTGGTGCTGACGCTCAGCGACGGCCGGGTCA